CTGTAGAGACAACAACAGGGACTTGGCTCGAGGTTTAGGATACTTTCAAAAGCCGATACAGCGTGCTCTGAGCATGTCAGGCAATAAAAAGGTAGATGATGTGCTTAAAAAGGTTACGGCACGCATACGAAGCTTATAGAGCGATTAATGGCATGTGGTAATATAACACTCATTGTTACACCTGGACCAGGACAGAACGCTTGCACGATTGCGCGGTTCGCACTTGCCCAGGCATTTTGTGGAATGGCACCCCTTGCCCCCCTGCCCCCTCGCTGTGTGTACGGGGGTCCCAAAAAACTATTTTCCATTTTTTCAGAAATGGGTTAGGATATCGCAATAACTAAACACTTTTAGGAAGGAATAATACAATGAAGAAGTTTAACGTAGTACAAGCGAAGGAGATACCGGGACGTGAGAAGCCGATATGGCTGCGTATTGGGAAGGCGTTTGAGAAGGATGATGGCAAGTTAAGGATTAAGCTAGAAGTTTTACCTTTGCCGAATAAGGAAGGTGATATATGGTTATCAATGTTTGAGGATACTGGTGACCGTGATGGATTTACACCAAGTGGGATGGATAGCGGTCCAAGTTATTCTTCGGTAAAGAACGGTACAAGTACTTTAGGAGGAGGTAATGGAGAGCCAGACGTCGAAGTACCCTTTTAAACGGTATTATGAGGATTATGTTACCTGTGATTGGTGTGGTAAGCAGACACGTGGACGTATTTGGGAAGAAGAACCAGACGTTGTTAAGTGTGGTGCTTGCCATAAGGAGCTAGAGAATGTCGGATAAACGACCACCTTTAGGACGATTTGGCGGTGTACGTATGATACAACGGCGGATTGGACGCTCAGAAACGCTGTATCAACATAAAGAAGCGGTTGCTTCTGAGTTAATTGCTCTTGGCACGGCTAATATAACGGATGTTGTTAATTTAGATGGTACGATAAAAGAGTTTGACCAGATTCCAGAACATGCTTTGAAGGCAATAAAGAAAATATCTGTGCGTGGAAGTGATGTGACAATAGAAATGCACGATAAAGTTTCTGTGTTGAGGGTGCTTGCGAAAGCGTCTGGCATGTTAGATGCTGAACAGAACGAAGATAAACCTAGTATTGTTGGAATAAATATCAAAGGCCCAGAAGAAACTACGACAACCTATGAGGAAAAAGATGCCGAAAAGTGATATACCGTCACTTAACCTGGATTTTAGCAATTCACCAACTGTTTATAAGTTTTTAAACGATAATAGCTTTGTAAGAGGACTTATGGGACCTGTTGGTTCTGGCAAGAGTTATGGTTGTGCTGCTGAGATTATGCTGCGTGCCGTGAGACAAAAGCCTTCACCTAGGGATGGGATTCGATATAGCCGCTTTGTTGTTGTCAGGAATACATATCCAGAACTTAGAACAACTACGATAAAGACCTGGCAAGAATTATTCCCAGAAGCTACGTGGGGTGGTATGCGATGGCAGCCACCTATATCGCATCACTTAAAACTGCCTAGCCGTGGTGACGCAGCTGGGATTGATTGCGAAGTTATATTTATGGCACTTGCTTCACCTCAAGATGTGCGGAAGCTTTTATCTCTTGAATTAACAGGTGCCTGGGTAAATGAAGCACGTGAACTGCCGAAAGCCGTTATAGATGGACTAACACACCGTGTTGGACGATATCCTACGAAAGCAGACGGCGGTCCGTCCTGGTACGGTATATGGATGGATACAAACCCACCAGACAATGACCATTGGTGGCATGACCTGGCAGAAAAGAATCCTATCGGCGGAGCATATCCCTGGACATTTTTTAGACAACCAGGCGGAGTTATAATGGCTGGTCCTGATGAAGTGCCAGAAAAACATCCTGAGAGCCAAGGGTTCGTGCATAGCGGTGGTAAATGGTGGCACGTGAATCCAAATGCAGAAAATAGAAACAATCTACCGCCAGGATATTATCAGCAATTACTTGGCGGTAAAAACGCTGATTGGATACGATGCTATGCAGAAGGCAAGTTTACATTTGTGCAAGAAGGCAGACCAGTATGGCCAGAATATGATGATGAGATGATGTCTGGTGACGTGGAACTAGATCCGTATTATCCTTTACAGATAGGAATTGACTTTGGATTAACACCAGCTGCTATCTTTGGACAACGTAGTGCTGGCGGTGCCTGGCGTATTGTAGATGAATTAGTCACATTTGACATGGGATTAGAAAGATTTGGCCAGGAATTACTGGCTAGGATATCGGAACGATACAGCAAACATGAAATTATGATATGGGGTGATCCAGCTGGTAGCAAAAGAGATGAGATATACGAGGTAACTGCCTTTGACCACTTGCGTAGTTTAGGATTTAAAGCACAGCCGACAGACAGTAACGCCTTCCAGGTACGTAGAGAAGCTGGTGCATCGCCTATGACAAGGCTAATAAGTGGCAAACCAGGACTTATGGTGGACAAAAGATGCCTAAGATTGCGTAAAAGTTTGTCTGGTGGTTACTTTTTTAAGAGACAAAGCCTGGGTGCTGGGCAAGAAAGGTTCAAAGATAGTCCAGTAAAGAACGAACATTCACACTGCGGTGACGCATTTGGATATCTCATGCTAGGTGGAGGTGAGCAAAGACGTTTAAGACGTGGTGCTTATACGTCAGCTGGTGCAACATACATGGCTAATACTGATTTTGAGATTATGTAATGCTACAATTAGCAACAATTAACCTGGCACCAGACAAACAAATCGTACCATTCCAGCCTAATCACCTTTATAGCCTAGAGTTAAAAGGCTATGAGCTAGAGTATGTGAGTAATATTCCTAACTATGACCAATACATTATACAAAATGCTGATCCGTTATTGACCTGGACAGCTGTTGTAAGAGGTAAAATCATTCTTATTTTTGGAGTAAGACCTTTTTGGCCACATGTGTACGAAGCATGGATGTTACCTGGTGCTGGTATAGAAGATAATGCGATAGCTGTTGTACGTGGTGCCAGAAAGATTTTAACAAATGTTATGCAAGAATACGACATGATGCGTCTTCAGATAGCCGTTCGTGTGTCGAATGATACAGCTTACAAGTTTGCAAAATCATTGTATTTTAAAGAAGAAGCAATAATGCGACAATTCGGTCCAGAAGGTGCCGATTATTATTTAATGACGAGGTTTGTATAATGGGCGGTTTATTTAGTTCACCAAAAGTACCAGGAGAAGATCCAGAAGCAAAGAAAGCCAGGCTTAGAGCTGAGCAACGTGCAGAGACTGCCGAAAGAGAGTCAGCTGCACAGGCAAGGGCAAAAGTTAGATCTATGAGAACAGGCGGTATGAGACTACTGTTTTCACCAGCAAGACAAGAAGGCGAAACGCAAACTAAACTTGGAGGTGATTAATGACCAAGATTAAAGAAGATGAGCGTATCTTTACAAAAAACGTACAATCAACTGAATCTGTAGAGGAAAAAGTAGATGCCAAAGAAACTGGAGAAAAGGCTGCTCCTAAGAGCAGAAAAACTAGGTCTAAAAGAAAAACGTAAAAAAGCCTATGTGTTTGGCACTATGGCTAAAATAGAAAAAGCAAGGAGTAAGTAATGGCTGTTTTAGATAAAGACACAGGATTAGTAACAAAAGATGTAAGTGCCCAGAACACTTTTAGTGACGGCCTTTATGTCGTAGGTGACTTTAATCTTTCCATCTCAGGAACATTTGTAGGTACTGTAACTGTACAACGTAGCTTTGACCAGGGTGCAACATGGCGTGATGTAGATACATTCACGGCACCAATCGAGACAGCTGGTTCAGATCCAGAGCCTGTTGTTGTTTATAGAGCTGGCATAAAAACTGGTGAATATACCTCAGGAACAGCATCAATTCGTATCGGCAGATAGGACGCAACATGGTTGCTAAAAGATTCCAGAATCCCAAAGGTGGACTAAACGAAGCTGGTAGAAAATTTTTTAAGCGTACCCAAGGTGCTAATCTAAAAAGGCCAGTAAAGTCTGGTGATAATCCACGCCGTGGTTCCTTCCTATCACGGATGGGTAACAACCCTGGGCCTGAGAGAGACGCAAAAGGAAGACCCACCCGCTTGCTACTATCCCTCCAAGCCTGGGGTGCTTCTTCAAAAGCAGATGCACGCAAGAAAGGTGCAGCTATAAGCAAAAGAAATGAGAGTAAAAATGCCTAAATTAAATGTAAAAGATATTATGGCTAGAGAAGCGAAAGCACAATCTCGTAAAGATGAATGGAGATCTATTTACGAAGATTGTTATGAGTATGCTTTACCGCAACGTAATTAATATTCTGGTTATTACGAAGGCAAGGTGGCTGGTAAATCCAAAACAGCCAGGATATTTGACTCTACAGCGATACACGCAACACAGCGTTTTGCTAACAGACTGCAAGCTGGTTTGTTCCCACCATACAAAATGTGGTGCAGACTAGAGCCAGGATCAGGCATACCAGAGGAAAGTCAATTACCAGCACAAGAAGCACTAGATAAATTTAATGTACGTATGTTTGAGACATTACGACAAACAAACTTTGACCTGGCTATGGGTGAGTTTTTATTAGACCTGGCTGTTGGTACAGCTGTTATGATGATTACACCAGGCGATGAAGCAACACCAGTTAGGTTTACATCTATTCCGCAATACTTAGTTGCTATTGAGGAAGGTAATTATGGCAATGTTGATAACATATACCGTAAGCTAAGAGTTAAAGCAGAAGCAATCGAAAGAGAGTTTCCTGGTTTGCAAATGACAACAGAACTGCAAGAAGCTATTGACAGGAAGCCAGAAGAAGAACTAGATCTGTTTGACGCAGTTATATTTGACCAGGAGTCTGGTAGATATCATTATCATGTTATCTGGCCTTCTAAACGCCAAGAATTAGTTTACCGTGAAATGCGTTCTAGTCCATTCATTGTATCCAGATACATGAAAGTTGCTGGTGAAGTTTATGGTCGTGGACCATTAGTAACTGCGATAAGTGATATCAAGACACTAAACAAAACTTTAGAATTAGTATTGAAAAACGCAAGCCTGGCTATTGCTGGTGTTTATCTTGCAGCGGATGATGGCGTTCTCAATCCACAGAACATAAAGATACAGCCTGGTGCTGTCATATCTGTTGCCAGAACTGGTGGACCGCAAGGAGCATCACTGGCACCTATGCCTAAGTCTGGTGACTTCAATACAAGCCAAATTGTTATCCAGGACTTACGTATTGCTATTAAGAAAATAATGATGGACGATACATTGCCGCCTGATAATATGTCCGCAAGATCAGCTACTGAGATAGCAGAAAGAACAAGAGAGCTTGCAACAAATCTAGGTAGTGCATTTGGTAGACTTATAACAGAAACAATGGTACCGATAGTTAGTCGAGTATTATTTGTTTTAGACCAGCAAGGATTAATTGACTTACCGCTAAAGGTTAATGGTGTTGAAGTTAAAGTAACTCCAGTATCACCACTAGCACAGGCACAAAAGCTACAAGAGATTAACGATATTGTGCAGTATATGCAGATTGCAAACTCTATGGGACCACAAGGACAAGCAACGATTGCTGTTCCTAAAGTCCTGGAATTTATTGCAGAGCGTTTAGGAATAGACCAGAATGTGTTAAACAGTCCAGAAGAGCAAGCGGCAATATTGCAACAAATGGCACAAATGCAACAACAAATGGAACAACCACAAGAAATGACTGACGGTGGTGCTATGGAGGGAGCTATTCAATGAGCGACGCTGATGGGTGGGAGTCTTTAGAGACTGCGTTTGCTGAACCAATAAAAGCAGATGACATAGATATCATGTATGGACGTGTATTCAAATCAGAAGAAGGACAGAAAGTCCTACATCATTTAAGAAAAATAACAATAGAGCAACCAACTTGGAATCCAGGCGAGGATTCATCTTATGGTTATGTCAGAACTGGCATGGCTGAAATAGTACGTTTAATAGAAAAAAGGGTCGAAAGGAGTAATAATGGATAATCAACAAGCCGTACAAGGCACAGAGGAAGCCGCAATAACGCAGCAACCTTTAATTAATCCAGAAGCAGCAATGGAAGCACCAGAGAATGTGCAAGAAGCACCAATACCATTGCATGAAGAAGCTAAGGCAGATGCGACACAACACACAACAGACACTGATGAAGAAGCACCTTTAGAGCGTCCTGACTATTACCCAGAAAAGTTGGGATGAAGACGGTCCAGACGTAGAGAAGTTAGCAAAGTCTTATGCTGAATTAGAAAAGCAATTCAAGGCTGGCAAACATAAAGCTCCAGATGGTGATTATGATATCAAAGAATTGGTTGAAAAAGGTTTAGATCCAGAAGATCCAACTGTTGCCGCTTACACAGAATGGGCAAAAGAATACGGCATCTCACAGACAGCATTTAATGATTTAGCATCAAAGGTTTTAGAATTAAGCAATGATGCGAATGAAGCTGTCGAGGTAGATCGTAGAGAAGAGATGAATAAGTTAGGTGAAAGAGCACAAGAAAAGATTGCTATGACTGAGCGATTGTTAATGAAAGCACCACTTAACACACAAGAGCGTGAAGCTATTGCTTACAGCCTTAATAATGCTGATGCTATCAATGCTTTCCTTAAATATCATTCATCGTTAACAAACGAGGGTATACCAATTCAAGGAGCTGTTTCGACTCCAGAAATGAGCCGTTCTGATCTTGAAGCAGCTATTGCTGACCCAAGATGGAAGACTGATCCATCTTTCAGAACTAAGATAGAACAGCAATGGTTAAAATCAAATAATTAGTTTTATTGCAAAATAAATTAAATTAGTTTATTATGGTATGCGAAGG